CTTTTTCAGCCCAGCGTTTGGATGCTTTCAATTTGTCCCGATCAGTGTTCATGCCGCTTGCGCCATCTGCTCGGGTTGCCCGCCTTGGCCCATCATCGCGGCCAGCGCATTGCCGCCGCCGCCAAGCTCGGTCTGGCTCAACACCTTGGCGCCCTGCACCATCTGCGGTGTCATCGCCATCATCTGTGCCTGCTGGGCCTGCTTGGCCTTCTGGTCGCGGATTTTCATCACCGCGACCGTGTCGCGCACGATCTGCGGCGGCACGCCAAGCGCGTCGGCATAGATGTCGATCGCCGCATCGAAATCTACCTTGTCGGCGATCTCAGGATGGGCGGCGCCGATATTGCCGACTACCTGGAGCAGCCTCTCGATTGCCGCGGTGCTGGCCGCCTTTTGCTGCTGCGACAGCACGCTGGTATAGTCAATCTTCAGCGGTACACCGTGCAGTTCACGCGGCGCGGGCGGAAAAATCCGCTTGCGCATCCCGATCGCAAAAATCCGGTCGATGTCCGGCCCCAGGCTCTCGGTCTCAAACCGCTCCATCATCGGGCCAAGCTGGATCAGCTTTTCCTCACGCCGCGCATCGATCTCGGTTGCGCTCCGCACGGTGTCGAGATTGCTGATCATCAGGAACAGGTCTTTGAAGAACACGCTTTCGATGCGGCGGCGGACATCGACGATGTCGGCCTTGATCTCGGCGACACTGAAATTCATGTCGTAGACCGACTTCATGCCCGGCGTGCTGCCAAGGCCTGCGACATAGGTGATCCCGCCCGGCAGGCTGCTGGTCTTTTCGCCCTTCAGCATGATGTCGGCGATCAATGGCGGGTTCACCGTCTTGTCGATCGCCTGCGCCTTGCGCACCGTCAGGACGTAGAGTTCCTTCTGGCTGCCCAGTGCGTCCATTGACGGCGCGCGGCCATAGGCATCATTGCCGGATAGATCCCAGCGCGCGGTTGGCGCTGGCCATTCGTGATAGCCAGATTTCTCTAGGAAGTTCTGGCCTTCGCCCTTGATCCACATCAGCGACCGGATCGGGAACTTGCTCGGCACCAGCCAGCCCCGAACGCTGCCAAGCTCGTCGTCATTGGTTTCGATCAGGTGGCAGACAACGAATTCCTGGCTGAGTGCGCTGGCGCTTTTGGCGAGGTTGGCGATCTTTTCGGGCAGCGTGTCGGGGAAGCGCTTGCGCAACTGGTCCAACGTCATGACGAATTCACGCGCGAACGTATCGACAATCTGGCGCGCGCTGTGGGCGACAAAATGCTCCCCGGCGCACGGCGTGTAGCAACGGATGATGTCGTTGTCGTCTTCCTCGATCAGCATCGGCGCGGTGCCCCACATCGATACATCGCCGAACTGCGTGGCCTTGCCGCTGTAATAGTTCGACTTGGCCATGATGCGCTGGAGGACCTTGGTGACCTGGTCAAGCCAGAGTTTGACCGGCGACAGATCGCCCAGCGCCGCATCGTCTACCGACAGCCGAAACCATGGCCGGCCCGGCGAGGTAATCCCCGCCATCAAGCCGGACGCCAAAGCCCGCCACGCGATAGTGCCGGTTTCGTCGATGATCTTGGCGTTGATCGGTGACCCGCGATTGGCCTGGTTGGGCTGCACCAGCCAAGTGTAGCGGCGCGGCAGGAAATATTGCGCCAACTCCGCCCAATGCGACCACCAGCTTAACCGCGCATTGCGTAACCCTTCGAGCCGCGCGTCGGCGCGGGTGCGCAACAGTCCGTCAAGGATTGAGGGGGACATGGTGGTTGCCTGCGCCATCAGGCCCCCAACAGGCTTTTGCCGGCGGTTTGCGCTGGCGGCAGGGCGGCTTGCGCGCCAGAAATCTGGGACGTGCCCATCGCATTACTGCGTCGTGCCGCCTGGGCTGCCGCAACCACCGCCTGATCCACCGGGGTCGGCGGCGGCGGAGGCGCGGCGGCGGGTGGGGGCGGGCTGCCAATGTCGGGGCTGGGTAAGCACATGCGGCTGAAAATGGATCAGCAGAATCCCGCGCCGCTACAGTGGATGTGTTTCATCGTCCAACAAAAGTGTTTCATCGTCAGTCGCGGCGCTGATATCCGCGGTCATTGCCGCCCGCACATAGCGCCACAACTGCACCCGGCTGCGGCCATAGCGGTATTCCAGCATCTTCCATTGCACACCGACCGCACGATCGGCGAGCACGGCCGCGCCGACGCCCAGCACCTGAACCGGCGTCAAGGGTGTGCGCGCCACCATCACGCGGCGCTCGCATAGGGGTCATAGTCCGAGACATGGCCGCCAGCGTCATTTTCCTCCTGCGCGCCCTCGGGCTTGCGCATCAGCACGTTCTCGCCACCGCCGAGCAGCGCATATTGCAAGGCGTCCTGAATGTGGCTTGCCTCGTTCTTTTCCGGTTCGTCGGAATAGAGGGTCGATCCGGCGTGCATCCGGCGCAGGTAGCGGTAAAGCCCGTTGAACCCTTTGCGCAGCCGCTTGCAGACCGTGCTGAGCAGGAAGCCACGATTACGTGACAGTGGGCGGCGCACTGCCTCCAGCCTCGGGTGCAACCGGTTCGACGGGGCGGGCAGCACCTGGATGCCCAGCTCGGCCGACACGATTTGCAGCCAGCTCGCCTCGCCATCTTTTTTGTCCTGGCCATGCGCGGCGGCGGGGTCGCCCCAGGCCCGGATCATGTGCCGTCGTTCCGCCCAATGATGTGGATATTGGGTTGAGAGCAGGTGGCGCAGCTCACGCGCAAAGCGGCGCGGGCCGGTGCCGTGCTCGCACACCAGTTCGTCGACCACCCGCCAGTTGCCGTCGGCCATCCGTTGGGTGATCGCGCATGACGGATCGAGACCGGCATCGATCCCGAGTGTGATCACCACATCACGCAACGCCTCAATCGGGCCAGCCGCCAAATGGTCTTCATCTTGGTATTCGGTGTAGACGGCTTGGCCGTCGCGGCTCGCGGTCCAGCGATTGGCAACGCGTTGCAGGATGCGCCAGCGCTCGGCGCCGGCGACCTGTTGCTGGTAGTAGCCGGGCAGCAGGTTTTGCAGGTTCTCGGCTTGCGGGTTGAGCACCCACCGCCCGCCGATCTCGACCATGCCGCCCGGCTGCTCGAACAGACGGAAGCCTTCCTCGGGGTTCTCGACCAGCTTCTGGTATATCCAGTGATCGGTGTCGGGCTTGTTGAAGTCACCCCATATCCCCCGCCAGGTGGCGCCGGCGAACCCGACCCGCGCATCAACCGGGGGGAAGCGGCCGATCCGCTCCTTCACGTAAAGGATCGTATCCCAGGACAGCTTATCCATTTCGTTCACGTAAGCGCCGGTGGCTTCCCAGCCGGGCATGACGTTCTCGGCGGATTGTTCCCCAAGCCCGATGAACTCGACGACGACGTGCATCGTGGTCTGGTCGGGCAGCCGGTAGCCGAATTCATGCTTGGCGGGCAGGCCGCCAGTGCCGCCGGTGAATTTGCCGATGCTGCGCGGCACCCATTGCAACCAGCTCGGGATGGTGGTTTTTTCCAGTTCTCGCATCGTGTCGCGGATCACCCCGAACTTGGTGCGCCGGACCCCATCCCCCGGATGGGCGGCCTGGGATTTGCCGCGATAGAGAATTTCGTTGAGGCACCCGCCGGTCTTCCCAGACCCGACCGGTCCGGCGATGAACCGACCCAGATCGTCGCACAGATGGAACGCCGCGATCGTCGGGCCGGCAGGGGCGTAGGAACGCCAGGCGTCAGCGCTCATGACAAAACTCCGGGATGGGGCGGAAAAAAATCGGCATGGGCCTAAGCCTTCGTGGGGATGGAGATGAAGACTGGGCCGGGGCGAACGGCGGACCCCCGGGGGTGGGGGTGGCCCTTCGGGCCAGGGTCGCCTGCTGATGTCCAATCAGCGGGCAGGTGTGGTGATTATCGTTTACGATCAATAGGGTGGCAGCGTTGTAAGACTGGCGACTGTCAGACTGGCGCATCTGGCACCTCGCTAAGGTCTTGAATTTCCTCAATATCGCCATCGACCATCGACGCGACGGTGAAGCTGCGCGGATCGGCCATCACCAGCATCGGCAGGGCGCCGGCATGCTCGACCGCGATCGGCTTCTTCTGGTCGAAGTAGGGGGCGGCGGCGGTGAGGTTCAGACGCTTCTCCTCCATCGCCTCCTTAAAGGTCAGGCCGTGCCGCATCAGCGCCTCAACCGGCAGGCTGCCCATGGCGAGCAGCTGGATGGATGGGCTGTCAAAGGCCTGCACCGCCAGCCGCGCCTGGTGCTCGGCGCGCTTGTTGCGGCTGCCCGGTGGCCGGCCGGCGCGGCGCTTTTCCAGCACCGCCTCGGCGCCGGCATTGGTCGGCAACCCCAAAAAATCGAAGTCGAGCGCCGGCTGGGGGGCCAGCACCCTCTGTGCAAGCCC